ATGTGGAAAGCACTTTATCCCACTCTTTCAACGGGAGGTAGATGCATCGCCCTTTCGACTCCCAATGGAGTAGGCAATTGGTTTCACCAAACGTATGTGGATGCAGACGAGGGAAGAAATAGTTTTTTTACCACCAAATTACCATGGGATGTGCATCCTGAACGCGACAAGGACTGGTATGAAAAAGAAACTAGAAATATGTCGAATCGTGATATCGCCCAAGAATTGGAATGCAACTTTAATATGTCTGGCGAGACTGTTATTCATCCCGCAGATATACAGAGGATGTTGAAGGCCGTACGAGATCCTAAATATCGAACCGGATTCGATAGAAACTACCATATCTGGGAGGAATACCAGCCCGGAGCAGAATACCTGCTAGTCGCAGATGTTGCCCGCGGCGACGGACGAGATTATTCTGTTTTTCACGTTATTAAGCTAAACACAATGGAAATTGTGGCCGAATATCAAGGTAAGCCAAGCTTAGATATGTTTGCTAATTTACTTAATTCTTCGGGCCGCGAGTACGGCGAGTCTATGCTGGTGGTGGAGAACAACAATATTGGATTTAGTGTACTGGAAAAACTAATCGATATGGAATATCCGAATATTTATTACTCAATTAAGTCAACCCATCAATACGTTGACCAAATTACTGCGGAAAGTACGAGTAACGCGGTGCCCGGATTTACTACTTCGTCTAAGACAAGGCCGCTTATTGTAGCTAAGATGGAAGAATTTATAAGAAACAGTGCGATCACTGTTTATTCTGCTCGCACCATAAGTGAGTTTAAAACTTTTATATGGAATAATGGGAAGCCCGAAGCAATGCGCAGTTATAATGATGATTTGATTATGAGTCTAGCAATTGCTTGTTGGATAAGAGATACTGTAATTACTTCTTCTAAAAAAGATATAAAATATACTAAAGCCTTGCTAAATAGTATGATATGCGCAAACACACAGATGAACACTACCATTAAGGGAATGCATGGCTACAAGAGAGACGGAATGTTAGATCAATTAGATGATCATAAGAAGCAATACTTAGAATATGAGTGGTTATATAAAGGATAAATAATATGGCAGAAAATACAAAGAATCCTGCAAATTCAGCATCAACACTGTTCAGAAGACTGACTAAGCTGTTTTCAGGACCCATTGTTACCAGAAAAACTCAGATGATCCGCAATCAGCGGAGACAAGATTTAGATAAGTATAGATTCAAATCCGCTAGCGGACAGAATTTTAAGAAAACTACTTATAATCCTTTTGAAAGCATCAATTCTACTGCAATTGCTAACCAGCAACGTGCTGAGAGGTATGTTGATTTCGATCAAATGGAATATATGCCCGAGCTTGCATCGGCACTCGATATTTATGCTGATGAAATGACTACCTCTACTTCGTTTGAGGATATGTTGAGGATTCGTTGTCCCAACGAGGAGATTAAGTCTGTTTTAGACACTCTTTTCAATCAAGTTTTAAATGTAGATTTCAATATGTTTGGATGGTGTCGCACAATGTGTAAATATGGCGATATGTTCTTATATCTAGACATCGATGAGGGGGTGGGTATCAAAGGTGTTATTGCATTACCTACTAATGAAGTAGAAAGGTTGGAGGGAGAAGATCCTACCAATCCTAATTATGTACAGTTTCAATGGAATAGTGGTGGTATTACGTTCGAGAACTGGCAGATGGCGCACTTTCGAATTCTTGGTAATGACAAGTATACGCCCTATGGATCTTCTATTTTGGAACCTGCTCGAAGAATTTGGCGCCAACTCGTTCTCTTGGAAGATGCGATGATGGCATATCGTATAGTGCGCTCACCTGAAAGACGCGTGTTCTATATTGATGTAGGATCCATAGCCCCAGAAGATGTAGAGCAGTATATGCAAAAAATTATCACTAATATGAAGAGGAATCATGTGATAGATCAAGACACGGGCCGTGTTGATTTGAGATACAATCCTATGAGTATTGAAGAAGATTACTTTCTGCCGGTTAGGGGCGGCAACAGTAATACTAAAATCGATCCTTTACCCGGTGGCACTTACACGGGCGATATTGATGATGTTAAATATTTGAGAGACAAGCTTTTTTCCGCCATTAAAATTCCGCCTGCGTATCTTTCACGCCAAGAGGGAGCCGAAGATGATAAGACCACCTTGGCACAAAAAGATATTCGTTTTTCCAGGACAGTCCAGCGCTTACAGCGCGCTGTGCTAGCAGAGTTGGAGAAAATAGGCATTGTACACTTGTATACGCTAGGCTTTCGAGGAGACGATTTGATATCTTTTGATTTGTTTCTAAACAATCCCTCAAAGATTGCCGAGCTTCAGGAACTAGAGACGTGGAATACCAAATTTGGAGTGGCATCTGCCGCAACTGAGGGGTATTTTTCCAAACGATGGATTGCTCAGAAAGTTTTTGGCCAGACAGACGAAGAATTTCTGCGCAATCAGAGAGAGATGTTTACAGATCGTAAAATACAAGCCCTCATGGACATGGCTGCTGAGATGGGAGGTGCCGGCGCTGGCGCAGCCGCCTCTGCGATGCCAGGAATGGAAGGTGGAATGGGTGGCGAGCCAATGATGCCTGATATGGAGGGCGAAATGGGAATGGAAGAGTTACCTGCTGGTGACGAAGGTGCCCCACCCGAAGGTGGCGCTCCCGAAGAGCCCATTCCTGACGAGGGCCCATTGCTGGCAGAGCCTCCCGGCAAAAGAGATGATCTTCATTATTATGAAAAGGGAACGTATAAGCCCACTAAAAATGATCGTAGGCCCCAAGGTGCACGCCATCGCAGTATGCTAGCGAAGGGGAGTACAGAAAAAGGAAAGAACACCAAACGTACCGTGTGGCAAGGCGCCCCAAGTTTATTTCCAGGAATGGATGAATTAATTACGACTGGAAATGGCATTGCGGAAGAGGCGAGTAATAATTACAAGAAGGAAGAAGAGAAAGTTTTTAAGATTAAAGACTCACAACGTGAGATAAAGATGCTCATTGAACAATTGGAGAAAAGAAAAGATGAGAAAAACGCACAAGAGTAAACACAATAAGAAAAGAAATACCGCTTTTCTTTACGAAGTGCTGATTCAAGATATTACAAAGAGTGTAATGAGCGGGGATCATAAGCGTAAAGAGCTGGCGGTGAATATATGTAAGAAGTATTTTGGGAAGAATTCTGTCTTATATAAAGAGAGAGAGCTATATGTTGCACTCTCTGAAGCGCACGAGCTAGCTCCATCCTTAATAGAGAAGCTATTATCCGAAGTCAAAAAAGCATATGCATTTCTGGATAAGAAGGAAATATTCAACACACAGACTCGAATGATTGCGCAAGTAAATCGACAATTATCTCCTAGTGTTTTCGGAAATTTTGTGAGTAGCTATAAAACTCTCGCAACAATTTCTCAAATCCTTAATCAGGAAGCTTCCATTAAAAAACGATTAGTTCTTGAAAATAATTTCTTAGAGGCATCAAAAAAATCTACGCAAGCGTCGCTATCAGAATTGGAGCCGACCGATAGTTTAGTTTATAAAACATTTATTAAGAATTATAATATAAAATATGAAAAACACTTGCTCCCGGAACAGAGAGAAGTGGTTACAAGATATGCTACTTCGTTCAGCGATAATGGCGTGGCTCTTAAGTCTTATTTAAATGAGGAATTGGGCAGACTAAAAGATGCTTTGAGAGAATCATTGGATGCTAAGATTATCAAGGAAGACAAAAACATGCTAGCGAAGACGAAGGAAGTGTTGGCGATGTTGGAGTCCTACAAAGAAGAGCGAGAGTTTAATGAAGACGTTGTTGCTCAAATTTTGGAGATTCAAAGTCTGGTGAAGGAGATAGAACTTTAATGCCTATTACGATAACGGTTGGAAGTGACACGCCAGAGGCACCCGAACCTGAAAAGGTTGAACATCTTCCTCTTAAAATGAAATTAGATATGCGCAAAGCAGTCGACGGAAGTTTGATGATCTTCGATCATCCAGAAATAGATATTGTGGTGGTACCCACCACTAGCAAGGTGGTTACTTTTCCTAAAAAAACGTATAATGATGAGGTATATAACGCACAAGATAGATTGTTTAGCCACTTGTTTAAGGCAGGAGTTATAACTCCCGGCACTGTAGAGGGAGGGAATGTACATGGTGCCATGGGCGCAGTCATCCTTCCGCCTACAAATCCTAAATTTCCGGTTGCTGATTTGGTTGTTCTTTCTGTGGGAAAGTTCATTGAAAAAGAAAAGCCCGATTATTTATTCGCCAAAGCATACGAAAAAGAAGTGGACGAAATGTATGTTGATCCGCCGTCAGAAGATTCTACCCCTCTCGGCAAAGTGCCACAGGCAGTGAAGAAAGGAAGTATCCAGCCTTACGACACCAGACGCTATCTCGCCGGATATTCTTAATGGATTTGACATGTTTTATTCTGGTGTGCTATGGCATTACTCAAATTTTATGCTATGGACATATTTTTAATAAGTGGCGCCCCAAACATCATTTCTTTCATTGTCCTATGTGTGTGGGATTTTGGGTAGGTATTTTTGTATGGGCGTTAAGTTGTTCTACGGAACTATTTACATTTGATTATAATATTATAACCGGTTTTTTCTTAGGATGCCTGAGTTCAGGAACTAGTTATATAATGAACATGTTGGTATGCGATAACGGATTACAGTTAGCGCTCAACAACTCGGAGGTCCAAGATGATGCCATTAGTAACCAATAAGTGGTTTTTACCCACTGTCCGTCGCTGTTGTAAAGGAAGCTAACTCGCGCAGGTAGCGCCTGCACAATAATCCTAAAAGGGGTAGAAGCATGATTAAGATCAACAAGAAATATTTAAAAAAGATTATTACAGAAGAGAGCGCAAAAGTTTTGAAAGAGGGCCCGGATCGAGGTTGGGGGGATATTGGCATTGTCGGAGGATATTTCGCCGATGAAGTTTATAAGTGTGTTCACCCCCATGAATCACCGAAAAACGATATGCCGGGAAGGGCCCCCAACTTGGTGGGACGTGCAGTGTGTCAAGGAGAAATAGCAACACAACATAAATGGCAAACCGGTGGCGGAATTGATATGTTAGGGGCCCCCAGCAAAGGCGGATGGAGAACGGACGCCATTTACGATCCAAGCACATCTCTTCCAACCAAAGACATTGTTGAAATTGTCACCAAAGTACAAGACATTTGTGCAGGAAAACTAAACCGTCCAGCATTTTACGGCACTAATACTCGCAACATAGAACAGTGGCAAGAACGAGCATGCAAACTGTTAAATAAGTGGTCATTACACGGTGATATAGGAAGTATGGGGCCATCCGAGATCGGAAGAGCAATGGACCCTCGTAAGATTTTCGTCGATGAGCAGTGCTTTCATATGCGAAGAATGGGCCAAGACTGCGATCCGGACTATGATCCACAAGCGGCCTCCGATGAGTTGCGCCGAAATGCGGATGGCCGACAATTGCGGGAAGGCATACAGGATCCAAATGATCCTGATTCACCACTGATGCGAAATGATGATGATTATGTAAGTGACTTTACTGGAATTCCATGGTCTGAGGAGTCGGTCGCATCAGAAATAGAGCGCGC